ATTTCTTAAGGTCTTCTCAGGAGAGGTTCTGACTGCTTTCTCTGAAAATAACATTTTCAACGACAGCCTTCACACCGTCCGTACAATCAGTTCTGGTAAATCAGCACAGTTCCCTGTAACAGGTACAGCTACAGCAGCGTATCACACAGCAGGTACACCTCTTGTTGGTGCTAACCAAATCTTAGCTAACGAAAAAATCATCTCTATTGATGATCTTCTAATTGCACAATCATTTGTTCAACAATTAGATGAGCTTAAGAATCATTATGACGTAAGGTCAATTTATGCTACTGAGCTAGGTAAGGCTCTTGCCAAAAGATACGATCAAAACGTAGCAAAATGTATAGCTAATGCTTCCAGAGCTTCTACCACTCTTACTGGTGGATCTGGTGGTACAGTTCTTACACTTGCTAATGGTAATACTGCTTCTTCAGATGTAACAGGTGATGAGATAGCAGCAGCTATCTATGACATCGCTCAAGCGTTTGATGAAAAAGACATTCCTACAACAGATCGTTTCTGTGTACTGCCACCTGCTGAGTACTACAAATTAGCTGAGTCTGCTACAAGAACAGTTGATGTAGATTTTAACCCAGGTGGTAACGGATCTTTTGCTTCAGGTAAAGTACAAATGGTTGCAGGTATTCCTGTAATGATGAGTAACAACGTACCTCAAACAAACAAAGCTCCTGGTAACACAGCTAACACTAACGAACTAGCTGGATCTAACAACACCTATGCAGGTGATGATAGTAAAACTATCGGTCTTGTCTTTCATAAGTCAGCAGTTGGTACTGTGAAGCTAATGGATATGACTACTGAAATATCTGGTTCTGATTATGGAATCATGTATCAAGGTACTTTGATGGTTGCTAAGTATGCTCTTGGACATGGAATCCTTCGTCCTGAGTGTGCAGCTACAATCAAGCTATCTGCTTCTTAACTACATACAGAAGGGTACTCAGCAATGGGTACTCCTTCTTTTTTTCTTTAAGGTAAATCATGCCAAGTCATTACGATAGAGATTCTCTTAAAATTAAGAAATCCAAAGGTAAAAAAAAGAAAGGTTTATATGCCAACATCCATGCCAAGCGTAAAAGAATCGCTGCTGGATCTGGTGAAAAGATGAGAAAACCTGGTAGCAAAGGTGCTCCAACCGCAGCAAACTTTAAACGTGCAGCTAAGACTGCTAAGAAATAATGACAACAGCAGCCACAACAGAACTAGAAAGCGTCAACATTATGTTGGCTGCCATAGGAGAAGCACCTGTTAATACGTTGACAGGAACACTACCTGTTGATGTGCGATTAGCACAATCAACTCTTACTGAAGTAAATAAAGAAGTTCAATCTGAAGGTTGGTCTTTTAATACAGAAATAGATGTAACACAGCAAAGAACAGATGGCACAAATCATATAAATTTAGGTACTGATATTTTAAGAATTGATCCTAATATTCATCAGCACCCTACGATTGATGCAATACAAAGAGGTCTTAAGTTATACGACAGATTAAATAATACTTATATATTTGATGAGGACCTTATCTGTACTGTTGTTTACTTCAGGACTTTTGATGAGATACCAGAACCTGCAAGGAGATATATAACAATTAAAGCTGCTCGTATTTTTGTTGATAGGTTAGTAAGTGATGATGGATTAAGAACTTATACACAACAGGACGAAGTAAGAGCTAGAGCTATACTAATGGAAACAGACCTTGCTAATGGTGATCATAACTTGTTAAGGGGTGATCCTAGCCTTTCAAGTGTTTTTGATACTTACAGTCCATCTAACGCATTAATTAGATAACTATGGCAGTTATATCCAGAGCTATACCTACTTTATTGAGAGGTGTATCACAATCTTCAGATGCAACAAAACAATCTGATCATGCTGATATACAAGATAATGCTGACAGTAACCCCGTCATAGGTTTAACAAAGCGTTCTGGATTTAATTTTATTAAGACGATTAATAGTTCAGCTATGGGTGATGTTCACATACAAACTATTAATAGAGATTTAAGTGAACAATATGTAGCAATATTTAGTAATGGCAACGTAAGAGTATTTGATCTTGATGGAACAGAATATACGGTACATCAAACACCTTCTACCAGTAAAACCTATTTAAATGTTGCCAGCCCTTTAACAGTAAGAAGCAGTATAAAAACAATTAGTGTTGCAGATTTCACCTTTGTTGTTAATACATCTGTAAAAGCAAAGATGAATGACACTGCCTTAACCACTGGCCCTGCATACTATAATGGCTCATCCTTTGTAAATATCACTAACCAGGCAATAGTCTTTGTTAATCAGGTTTCAGCTAATACTGAATATACGTTAGAAGTTGATGGTCGTAAATGTGTTTTTGATTCTGGTACATCTAATTTAAAAACTTCTCGTGTTGCAGAAAAACTTAGTGCTGGTCTTACTTCTGATGAAAGTGACGTAACAGAAACAGGAACTGTTTTAACAGCAGGTACAGCTGGTAATACCTTTAATGTTTCACGAAATGGATCAGTGGTAAAAATATTTAAAAATGATAATTCTAATTTTAATATCCAGGTAAGTGATTCTCAAGGTAATTCTCAAATAACTTTGGTAAAAGATTCCATACAAAGATTTACAGACCTACCAACAGTTGCACCTAATGGTTATGTGGTAGAAGTAAAGGGAGATGATCAGACTAATTTTGATAATTACTATGTAAAGTTTGTTACTAACAACACTACAGCAGATGGAACATTAGAAGAAGGGAAATGGGAGGAGACAACAAAGTTAGGTATAGAAAAAAAAGTTAATTATTCAACTATGCCTCATGTGTTGATAAGACAGGCAGATGGTAATTTTAGATTTGCTGAAGCTAACGGTAGTGCTTATTCAGCCCCTGCAACGAATGGATCTTATACTCAAGATGATGGAAACTCTACTAATCCACTAACGGCTGGTAATACTATTACTGTTACGTCAACAAATCATGGTTTATCCGTAAGTAATGTTGTGGCTATAAATTTTCTTAATGGCAACAGTACAAGTAATGATGGTGATACTTTCACTATCACAAGTGTACCTAATGCTGATAAGTTTATTTGTGCTATTACTGGAAGTGCAAAAGCAACCAGTGGTAGTTGTAGGTTTGATCTAGCTGATAATTTCACCTTACCTAAGTATGGGGAAAGAACTGTTGGTGATTTAGATTCAGTTCCTGATCCTTCATTTATTGGAAATAATATAAATAATATATTCTTCTTTAGAAACAGGTTAGGCTTTTTAACTGATGATAATGTAGTGTTATCAAGAGTTTCAGAGTTTTTTAACTTCTTTCCAGAAACTGTTATATCTGTAATAGATAGTGATCCTATTGATGTAGCAGCTTCACATACTAAGGTTGCAATTCTTAAACACGCTGTAACTATGGGTGAGGATTTAATCTTATTTAGTGAACAGACGCAGTTTATATTAACCAGTTCATCAGATAGCCTTACTCCAAAAACAGCAAACGTAGTAGTTTCAACAGAGTTTGAATCCAGTGATGATGTAGCCCCTGTCAGTGCTGGAAACAGTATTTACTTTACAACCAAAAGAGGATCTTTTGCTGGTGTAAGAGAATACATATCACAAGAAGATGTAAGGTTAAGAGATGCAGCTAACATAACAATTCATGTACCAAGACTAATACCAAAAAATATATTTAAGATGGCAGTTTCATCTAATGAAGATGTATTGGTTTTATTAGGTACAGATAATCAAAATAAACTTTATGTAAATAGATGGTTATATGGTGGTGATGGCAGAAAGGTACTTAACTCATGGTTTACTTTTACCTTAAATAGTGGTCGTAAAATATTAAATGTAGATTTTGTTGGAACAGATTTATTTGCTGTTATTGAATCAGATACAACAACGATAGAAAAGATACCATTTGAGACAGGTTTCAGAGAAAGTGATTCAGAGTTTGAATTTCACCTAGATCATAAAGTAACTGAAGCATCTGCAGGTGTAAGCACTGCGTTTAGTAGTGGTGTAACTACTTTTACTGTTCCATATAAGCTGAGAGCTAAAATGAATATTATTGGTCGGTATTTAGCTGGAACTGCTGCAACTTATACCACTACAACTTCAAATAATACCGTAACAATTACACAGACAAATCATGGTTTTAATACTAATGATTTAGTAAGGGTTGTAAAAGTAAGTGGCTCTTTAAATACAGGACAGTTTGTTATTACCAAAGTTGATAATAATACTTTTACTTATGCTACGACTACTAATGAAGGAAGTAATACAAACGAAAATTGTACAGTTGGAGAATCAAGTACTTATATTGATAGCAATTTAACAACCAGAACTTTAAAACCAGGACAGATCATACAAACAACCAATACTTCTGATGGTTCCACCACAACTATTACAGCCACAGGAGATTATAGAAATAGTAAATTTATTATTGGTGAACCTTATGAAATGCACTATAGGTTTAGTCAACAGAGATTAACAGAAACAACAGGTGGTACTAGACAAACAGAAATAGTTAGTGGTCGATTACAACTACATCATTTCTATATCAAGTTTGAAGATACAGGTTTCTTTAAAGTAGAAGTCACACCAGAAAATAGAGATACATCAACCCATGAATTTACTGGTAATTTATTAGGTGCAGCATCTAGCACGATAGGACAAATTAATTTAGAAACAGGTACTTTTAGAGTGCCAATAATGAGTAGAGCAGATAGAGTAGAAATAGATGTAAAGAATAGTACGTTTTTGCCAACACAATTATCCAGTGCTGAATATGAAGCAGTATTCCATTCTAGGAGTAGAAGGGTCTGATGGGATATTTAAGAAAAGCTAATTTAGAAGACCTTAGATATGTAGCTAACAACATGAGAGAAGTAGATAAGTTGGAAGCTTTTTATCAGACAGGACAAGAACCTCTACAGGCAGTTCAGTTCACCTATATTTGCAGCAATGTAAACATGGCAATAGCTGATGATAATAACCAACCTATAGGACTTTGTGGGGTGGTTTCTGGTGGCATTATATGGATGGTTGCTACAGATAAGTTATTTGAAAATACAAAATATAAAATACAACTAATAAGAAAAGGACGTAAATGGGTAGAAAGCTTGTTGAAAAAATACAAAGTCTTATATAATTTTGTATATGCAGAGAATGATTCTGCTATCAAGTGGTTAAAGTCTCTTGGTTTTACCTTTATCAATTACCACGAAAGATATGGAATACAAGGTAAACCATTCTACGAATTTCTGAGGATCGCATAGATGTGTGTTGCAGCATTTCCAGCTATAGGAGGACTAGCAGCAGGTGCGCAATCTGCTTTGTTTGCAGCAGGTTTAGGTCTAAACTTAGCTACCGGTTTAGCACAGAGATCAGCAGCACAGTCAGCAGCTAACCAGCAATACCAATCAGCTTTGATAGCTAACAGATCAGCAGAGCAGGCATTTGCTGCTCAACAGGAAGCCACAGCAGATCAGTTAAAAGAAACTAGAAAGTCATCAGCACAAGAAAAACTAGCAAAGACAATACAGGGATTACAGGCACAGGGTCGTATCAGAGCAAGTGAAAGAGCAGGTCTTACAGTAAATCTATTATTGGCAGATCAAGAAAGGCAGACAGCTAATGCAAGAGAATCTATCAACCAGGCAGTTGAATCAGCAAGCAGACAATATACAAGAAATGTAAAAGGACTTGAAGCACAAAGAGACAACAGGCGTAATCAACTGCAAAGTAATATAAATCAGGCATATAACCAGATTCCATCACTAGGATCTGTACTGCTAAATGTGGCAACATCAGGTCTTAACTCTTATGCTCAACTTACAGGCTAATGACATCTAGTTATCAAAGTACAGCTTTTCGAGGATCTGCAAGACCTGTAGATACTTTTGTAGCACCTCCCAGTGTTCAACCTAAAACTGATATAGAACAGTTGGCAGAAGCATTGCAATCTATTAACCCTGCCATTCAAAGTTTTATAGGGTCAAGAATAGAGAAGGCTGTAGAGAGAGAAGAAGCTGAAGGTACAGAACTAGCTATTGAAGATGCTGCTAAAAACTTTAAAGATATAAGTAGAAGTGTTAAAAAATCTGATGGTGAGGATGCTGCTAGACAACTTATAGGTGGAAGCATATTTGCTGATCGTGCCTACCAAAGAACTAAAGCAGAAATCTTAGGTAATAACCTAAAAAGTACTTTATCGAATAGCTATGCAACAACACAGGTAGATGGTAGATCTCTTAATGCTTTTTCTCTTCAGTCACCACAATTTCAGACATGGTTAGAAGGAGAAAGAACAAGAGTTGTTGATCAGTTAGGTGATATAAATCCTACCTATGTCAACAAATACTTTTTACCTAAATTAGCTGAAGCTACAAGTACAGTTACCTCTAGTCACATAACACAACATCAGGAATATAACCTTGAAAAACTTAAGAACTTAGCTGTTCCTTTAGTAAAAGGATTGATAGTAAGTGATGATGAAACAGACCTGCAATTAATAACTAACTTTGAACAAAGCATGAATAACCTTGGTCTTGTTACCAAAGATAGAAGTGATTTAAACAAAACAATAGTTGGTGTTCTTATTGACCAGGCAGAATCAGTTGGCCTTTCTGGTGATGGTGATATAGAAGGTGCTGAAGATATTTTAGATATAGCTTTACAATTTCCTTACGGTGCTGATGGCAAGTTAAATCTCACTGCTCATCCTGATTATCAAAGCAAAGTAAATAAGCTTAAAAAATCAATAAATGATTATGCTTTTACTCAGGAAAGACGAAGAGAATTACAAAAAGAAAGAGAAAAAAATGATGACATCGTAAACACTATTAAAACATTTGCAGAAACAGGTGATGCCAGTTTATTAACTAATCTACAAAAAAAATATCCATTGGAAGCGTCAAAGATTGGTACTGCTGGTGTAGCTTTAGATGGTAATACCAGAGAAAGATCTGCACAACTGGAATCAACAATTATCGGTGGTGGATATGCTTCTAAAAAAGATGCTGCCAATGCTGCTTTAGCTTGGTATTTAGATGAAAGAACACCTAAAACTCAAGCAAATAGAACTCGATTAAGTCAACTTTTAACTGTTGCTAATGGCTCAGAAAATGGAGACTACACAGAAGTAAATAAAGGATTAGCAGAACTTAACAGTCAACTTAAAGGTGAGTTTAGTGGTAGTGATTTTATAGTTGGAGTTTCTGGTCAACTTAACGATAGAGGTTCTGCTGCTGTAAATGATCTGTATAACGCAGCTAAATTGGAACTGTATCGTTTTATATTAAGCCCAGAAGGTAGAGAAGCAGATACTTTAACTGTTATTGAAAAAGTTGAACAAATTAAAACTAAATATATTCAACAGGCTAGAGAAAAAACTAATCCCTTTAAGACACAAACAAATGAAGATAACTCTACACCTAATAGTCAAAATTTAGATGACATTGAAGGTGATGCAGATAGTAATTTAGAAGCTGGTTTTTTCAGTGATGATGATTCTCCTACAACAGTAACTGTTCAACAAGGAGATACTCTTACTCAATTAGCAGATTCTTTTAGCACAACAGTAAACGCTATAAAAGAAGCCAATAACTTAACAAATGAAGACTTGATTCAAATAGGACAAGAATTAATTATGCCAATAAGTGAAGCGATTGCACCTACAATTACTGCAAGTAGTAAGCAACAGGCTATGGTTACAGCAGCTAATGAATTAGGAGTACGACCACAAGATTTAGCATCTGTAATATCACAAGAAACAATGGGTACATTTAACCATCAGATAACAGGTGGTGAAGGTGGTAACTACAAAGGTTTAATTCAGTTTGGTATTCCAGAACGTAAACAGTATGGGTATAGAGAGGATATGACCTTTGAGGAACAGATGTTAGGGCCAGTTGTAAGATATTTAAAAGATAGAGGTGTCAAACCTGGTCATGGTGTAAAAGAGATATATGCAGCTATATTGACAGGTAATGTCTCAACTCTTCAAAGTGATGGTTTAACTAGGACAGATTCTTTTGGAACTTCAGTTGAAAGTGCATTACCAGAACTAGGTCAAGGAGGTTCTCATTACAACAATGCCCTTGATTTTCTTGCAGAACAAGGAAAGTTTAAACAAAAATCTTAAATAACCATGACCGACTCAAACCCAATAGCTCGTTTAAAAAAGTTTAGAGATGAACGACAGGAAGCTGGTAAGAAATTTCGTGAAAATCAAAGAAAACGTGGTGAACAGATAAAACAAACTACCACTTCTAAAGTTATCAGAGGTGCTTTATCTGGTCCTTTAAAAGCTGTAAATGAGACTGTTGAGTTTGTAGATGATATTTATGATTTTGCTGCTGGTAATCCATACGATAATAATGAACTTATAGACCTACAGGCATTAGGTCTTGAGATAGCAGGTGATAAAGAAGATTGGGCATATACAGTACCACAGGCTATAACACAGTTTTTACTACCTGCTGGTGCTATCAGTAAAGGGTTGAAAGGTACAAAGCTAGTAGGTATGAACAATGCCTGGGCTAGAAATGCTCTTGCAGGTTTTGTAACTGATGCTGTTGTACAAGATCCTTATGAGGAAAATTTGTTCAATATGATTGACAAGCATCCAAGGCTTGCAACCCCTATTAGTGAAGTATTAAAGGCGAAGACACCAGAAGAGATTAGTGTTGCTGAAGCAAGGTTAAGACAAGCAGGTGGAGGGTTGTTAACAGGTGAAGCTCTTACTGCTTTAGGTCTTGGTGTAAAAGCTATAAAGAAAACACCTGAGTTATATGAAAAAGTAATAAAAAGACTATCAAGACGAGATGAAATATTAATGACAGATAATGTCGTTGATAATCTTGGTGATGAAATTATTGATGATCTTAACCTTCCTAACAAAGTTGTTAAAGAGGGAGACAAAGTAGAAACCACATTTAATCCTAAATTTACAGGTGGTGGTGATCCTGATGTACAAAAACTAATTATTGATAGAGCAAACAAGATAAAAGAACTTGATGCTAATAATGCTTGGCCTTATAAAAGAACTTTTGCTGACATAATTACTTCTGCAAATGAACAGCTACCAGTAGAAACAATTGAATCTGCAAGAAGATTTAACGCTAGATATGGAAGAGCAGGTGAAGACGATTTACCTGCAACTCTTGTTGCTATGAATCAACTAATGAACTCAAACGCTATAAAATTAGCAGATTTAGCAAAAACGATTGACGATGCTTTAGCGTCAGGTAACAAAGCAGGATTTACTGAAGAACTTAAAAATGAGTTTATTAAAGAAGCAAAAGTATTAGATGGTCTTATAACCCTTAACAAACCTCTCAAAACAGTACCTGCACAGACATTAGCTGCTAACAGAGCAGGTGGTGGGGTAGGTAAAGTAGCTGCTTCTATAGATGATTTAAAAGGAAGAACACCAACAGAAAAAGCAATAGATCAAGCTACTGATATAAGAGGAACAGTAAAAGATTCATCTGATCCATTAGAAGAATTTTCAATGCAAGAGATATTAGATGCTGCTGAGAATGGAGACAAGGCATCTTGGAAAAAACTAAGAATCATTACTAAAAGATTACAAGCAGCACAAGGAAACCCAGAAGCTTTGCAGAGAATGGCTTATGAAAATCCATTAATGAAAGGATTAAAAATTAATAATGAAATATTTATAAATTCAATACTATCTGGACCAGAGACACACGCTGTAAACATCATGTCTACTGCCTTAAATACATTAGTACGACCACTTGATCAAGGATTAGGTTCTTTAGTTGCAGGGGATACTATAGGGGCTTTAAGGGCTGGCAAAGAACTATGGTATCTAAGGCAAGCAGCAGTTGATTCTTTTAAAGCTGCAAAGTTAGCGTTTCAAATTGAAGATAATATTGTGAATCCAGGTGCAATGATCCAAGATGCTGAACGATTTCAAATACGAATGGAAGGTGATGGTAATTTAGCTAATATTGTTAACAGCTTAGGTACTTTCATTCGTCTACCTAGTCGTTTCTTACTTGCAGAAGACGAGTTTTTTAAACAACTAAACTTTAGAGCTTATGTAAAAGCCAGTGCTTGGGAAGATGGCATGAGGAAAGGTCTTCAAGGTGCTGATTTAGAAGATCATATAAATAAGCAATTTAAAGGCACTATTGAAATTGTTAATACAAACAGCATGGCAAAAGTTAAAGATAAGTCTGTTACAGATCTCTACGAAAAAGCACAGCAATACGCTGCTGAAACTACATTTACTGCTGATTTACCAAGAGATGGATTAGGTGGTCGAATACAAAATCTTGCAGGACATCCATTTGGAAGAGTTATCTTTCCATTCGTAAGAACACCTGTAAATATATTTAAAGCACAGGTAAGAAGAACTCCTGGTGTTAATTATGTAGTCCTTCAAGAATACAGACAAGCATTAAAAAGTACTGATCCATCCGTAGCAGCCAAAGCAAGAGGAGAAATGATTACAGGTGGTGCTTTATGGCTTGCTGGTGCTAGTGTTGCTTATTCAATCAATGATCCTATGTCTGAATTGGCTATCACTGGTGGTGGTCCTTCTGACTTTAATATGTTGAACCAAAAACGTGCTACAGGCTGGCAACCCTATAGTTTTAGGTTTCTTTTGAGAGATGAAGATGGTAATGTGCGTATGGGTAAGGATGGTAAACCTAGATATAAATATGTCAGTTATAAAAGGTTAGATCCTTGGTCTTCTTTTCTTATGATGGCTGCTGATGGAGTAGCTATTTCTGGTCAACTGAATCAACAAGATCGTGATGATTGGGCTGTTGCTGCTTCAGTTGCTTTAGGTCGAAATATTACCAACAAAACTTACTTACAAGGTATTACTGAACTAGCTGATTTATTAAATGAGCCAAGAAGGATGCAACAATGGTTAGCTAGAAGAGCAGCAGCTACTGTTAATCCATTAAGTTCATTAGGCAGATCTGTAGATAAAGCAACTGATGGTCAAATAATGGATAAGAGAATAAGAGCAGGTGATGATAATTTCGTATGGTTAAGAAAGTTTCATAACGAATTAGCAGTAACAATACCTGGGTATGGAGCTAATTTAAGACCAATGAGGAACTTTATAACTGGTTCTATTATTGAATATCCAGTTGGTTTTGGTCCTGACAATATGAGTGTTCTTAATCCAATCAAAGAAACAGATAGTATCAATAACAATGTGCTTACAACACTTGATGATATAGGTGCAAGGATAACTCAACCATCAGATGAATTAACTCTTGGAAGATTACCTAGTGGCAAAGCGGTCGGAAGTGGGATAGAACTAACCTATGACGAACATCTTAATCTGATTGAAGAAACTGCTTTTGTAAAAATTAATGGTCAAACTATGGTAAGAGCTTTACACAACAGAATCCAACAAAAAGATTTTCAAGCACTGATGAAAAGTGTAAGAGGTGAAATGATAGAACAAAATAATATGGATATAGAAGTACAGGCACAAGAAGCTAATAGAGATTTAGCAGAAGGAATATTGAGAGATATTGTAAATAAATACAAAAAAGGAGGTAAACAAATATGGTTGAGTAAAAATCCAGAACGTGCTTTAGAATATAAACAGTTGCAATCTGCAATTAGACAAGAAGCTAACAAAGACATCCTTGAGGGGTTTCAACAACTTAATTAATCATGGCTACTAACACTACTGCATCTTTTTCGACACCTACTGCTGACGGCACTGCTGGTCCTTTTGATATAGGTTTTACTTACCTTGCACAATCTGAAATTGATGTAACAGTTAATGATTCACCAAAAACTCTTGGTACTCATTACACTTTTCATAGTAATACTCAAATATCTTTTACCTCTGGTAACTTTCCTACCTCTGGACAAACTATAAGATTTCAAAGAAATACTGATATATCAGCTAAAAAAGTAGACTTTATTGATGGTTCTGTTTTAACAGAAACAGACTTAGATAATAATAGCAATCAGATATTATTTGCTCAACAGGAGATAGTTCAAGATTATTTAAAAAGAGATGGTTCTTTAACAGTTACAGGTGATTTAGTTTTTGAAGGTAGTACTAATGATACTAATGAAACAACACTGGCAATAACAAATCCTACTGCTGATAGAACAGTAACTATACCTGATGTAACAGGAACAATAGTTACTACAGGAGATACAGATACAGTTTCTACAGCAATGTTGCGTAATGATATTGATATTAGTACAACAGGCAGTATTACCAGTGGATCTTTAACAGTAAATTCACCAGCTACATTTAACCATAACGTTACATTAGGTAATGCACACGCAGATACAATAGTTTTTACAGGCAGTGTAAATAGTAATATATTACCTTCTACTGATGGTGCAAGAGATTTAGGGTCAAGTACATACGAATGGAGAAATTTATTTATTGATGGCACAGCAAATATTGACTCATTAGTTGCTGATACTGCTGACATAAATGGAGGATCTATAATTGCTGATACTGCTGACATAAATGGAGGATCTATTGATGGTGCAACAATTGGTTCTTCTTCTGCAAACACAGGTGCTTTTACAACTATATCGGCAAGTGGTAACGTTGACTTCAACGGTAATTTAGATGTAGATGGTACAACAGATTTAGACACAACCAACGTGGTTGGAACTTTAACTGTAACAGGTGACTTTGTAGTAGATAACGTCACGATAAATGGTGCTACTGTAAACACATCATCAGGAAATCTTACGTTAGATTCTGCGGGAGGAACCGTAACAGTTGGTCAAAGTACATCAGATGATTTAAGAGTTGTTGGTAGTTCTCTGGTCGAACAGACATTTACTGTATCTGGCACAACTAACTTAAATGGTGATGTTAATATTGGTGATTCAACTAGCGACAGTGTAACAATAACTGCTGCTATAGACTCTGATTTAAAGCCTGATGCTACAGCTAATAATCGTGACTTAGGTAACTCTTTACAAAAATGGAGAGATATATATGTAGATAATATTAAAGGTGATTCTATTGTTACTTCTGGTACTTCTACCAGTGATAGTAAGGTATATTCTGCAAAACGTACAGGTGAGATATTTAGAACAGAAGCTCAGGTTAATTCACAGGTAGTAAGTTTAGTAGATGCAGTTGGTGGTTTTGTACCGATAACAAATGAAACAAGCTTTCCTAATGCTAATCCTGATATAAACAACGGTACTGGTACTCTTGTTAGCGTACCTTTAGCTAATAACATTACTTCTAACGGTAGTGGAACTATTACCATATCTAATGGTACTGAAGGTAACTCTACGGTTACTATCACTGATGCTGGTGCTAATAAAACTTTTACTGCTAACTTTGCGATAATTGTAGAAACAACATCAACTTTAAATACCTATAAATTTCATAGATATGTACCAAATGCAGATGACGTAACAACTGTTGCTGGAAGTATTGGAAATGTAAATACAGTCGCTACTAACATTGCTGATGTTAATAATTTTGCTGACCTTTACCAGATAGATGATTTTGTTGATTCAGGTAGTCCTTCTGCACCTACTACAGATGGTGGTGGTAATGCTCTTAGTGCTGGTGATTTAGCTTACGATAGTACTGCTAATGTATTGAAGGTTTATACTGGTTCCGCTTGGGGAGCAGCAGCATCTTTAAATGGTAGTGGTGGTGTAGTTTCTGGTGATATAACTTTTAATAATAATGCAAAACTAAAACTGGGTGGTGACGGAGATTTAGCTATTTACCATGATAATACTGCAAATAGAATCCAATCTACAACAGCTTTTCCGACTTACATTGAAATACCTACAGGACAAAAGTTAGAAATTAACCATGCTCAACTAGAAGTTATGGCAAGGTTCAACCCTAATACAAGTGTTGAGCTTATGTATGATGGGAGTCCTAAATTAGCCACAAGTTCAACAGGCGTTGATATAACTGGAAAAGTAGGTATAGGTACAACAAGTCCACAAGAAAATTTACATATTTCAAGTTCATCAGGTTCAGCAAGAATCAGAATGACTTCTGCTGATGGCAGCGATAATATGATTACTTTTGGTGATACTAGTGACCAAGCTACAGGTGCTATAAAATACGACCACAGTGATAATTCTTTAGCATTATTTGGGTTTAATAACTCAGAACGTATGCGTATTGATTCGTCTGGAAAAGTAGGTATCGGAACAGCAAGTCCAGCAAGAACTTTACACGTTAGTTCTGGAGCAACAAATGAGGTTGCTAGATTTGAAAGTACTGATACTGAGGTAACAGTTGAATTTAAAGATACAACTGGCACTGCAAGTTTAAAATGTAGAGATGACTATAGATTTAACAATAGCTCAGGTGAGTTAGTAAGAATAGATTCGTCTGGCAATGTAGGGGTAGGTACACAAACTCCAAGAAGGCATTTTCATATTCACGAATCAGCTTCTGCAACAGTTGGCTTAATGTTAACTAATGGAGCTACAGGACAGTCAAATGATAGCCAGGGTTTTCAGTTTAAAGTAGGAAGTGATGGTACGGCAAATATAGATCAACGAGAAGATAAAGATATTGTTTTTGCGACTAACGCAAATGAGCGTATGCGCCTTACTGCGTCTGGTACTTTAACAACATCTAGCGATGCAACTATAAATGCAATTACTGTTGGTCAAGGTGCAAACGGTGTTTCTGGTAACACTGTTCTCGGACATCAGGCTTTAGATGCTGCTGTTACTGGTGGAAATAATACTGCTATTGGTAAAGATACACTTACAACAAACACTTCTGGTGAAAAAAATAATGCAGTAGGATTTCAGTCCTTACGATATAACACCACTGGGTCGAAAAATAATGCTATGGGATACTTAGCATTACAAAACAATACAACTGGTGTAAATAATGTAGCTATTGGTGATGAAGCTCTAGGAGCTAACACCACAGCTAATGACAATACAGCAGTTGGAAGGCAAGCGTTAAAAGCAAACACAACAGGAACCAACAACACTGCTGTAGGTTCTGGTGCTTTAGACGCTAATACAACAGGTAACAGTAATGCAGCATTAGGTCTTAATTCTTTAGGTGCTAATACTACAGGTGGAGATAACGCAGCTTTTGGTTATCTTTCAATGAGAGATAACACAACTGGAAGTAGTAATACCGCTGTTGGTTCTTCAGCTTTAAGAGAAAACACAACAGGAATTAGAAACACAGCAATCGGTCAACATACTTTAAGCGACAATACAACTGGTGGAAGTAATACTGCTGTTGGATACTACTCGTTAACTGCTTGTACAACTGCTAGTAACCTAGTTGCTGTCGGTCTTAACAGTTTAGTAAGTAACACCACTGGTCCCGAAAACACTGCTGTTGGTGCAGCGGCTCTATTTAGCAATACCACTGCAAATGCTAATACTGCTGTTGGTTATCAATCAATGTCAGCCAACACAACAGGTGCTAATAACACAGGTATTGGACATTTAGCACTAACTGCAAATACAACGGCAAGTGATAATACTTCTTTAGGTCACGCTTCTTTATTTGCAAATACAACAGGTGCTAGCAACACAGCTTTAGGTAGATCAGGGTTACAACAAAACACAACTGGAACCAATAACACTGCTGTAGGTAATAGATCTCTATTGTCAAACACGACTGGAGCTAATAACACATCTCTAGGTTCCTATGCTGGTCATGGAATAACAACAGCTTCTAACTGTACTGCAATTGGAAAAGGAACTTTAAACGCAACTACAACTGGTGATAACAATACAGCCGTTGGTCAAAGTGCTTTAGCAGTAAACACAACTGGTACTCAAAATGTTGCTGTCGGTGCTAATGCTTTAGATGCTAATACTACAGCAAATGATAATGTTGCAGTAGGATATATTGCTGGAACAGCTAACACTACAGGAGCAAGTAATACTTTTGTTGGAAGTGAAAGTGCAATAGCTAATACAACAGGTCATAGTAATGCTGCTTTTGGTAAGAGATCACTTTATACAAACAGTACAGGAGTAAGTAATACAGCTTTGGGTAAAGATGCTCTTTATGCCAATACTACTGCCGATAACAATACAGCTGTAGGTGCTGATGCTTTAACAGCAAACACAACTGGTCATCAAAATGTTGCTATCGGTGCTAATGCTTTAGGTGCAAATACAACAGGATCACATTGCGTAGCTGTTGGTAGGAACTCATTAATAGCAAATACTGAAGCTTCATATAACACAGCGATAGGACAAAACTGTTTACAAGCAAATACAACTGGAGTATACAACACTGCTTTAGGTGCTAATGCTTTAGATGCTAATACCACTAGACACAATAATGTTGCTATAGGTTATAGAGCATTAACAAGTCAAAGTGTTGCTGACCAGAACACAGCTGTTGGTGCGGATTGTATGTACAGCAACCAGACTGGTGAATATAACACAGCTATGGGATTCATGGCGTTATATGGCAACACTACTGCTAATAACAATACAGCGATTGGCTATCAATCTTTACTATCTAACACAACAGGTACAGGTAATACTGCTTATGGTAGTTATGCGTTAGATGCAAACACAACTGCTAATTATAATACTGCTCTTGGCTATCAATCATTAACAGTAAACACAACAGGAACTGGTAACGCTGCTGTTGGTTTTAATTCTTTGTCGGCGAACACGACTGCCAGTAATAATACTGCTGTGGGTTACGAATCACTAACATCAAACACAACTGGAACGAATAATACTGCTATTGGTTTTCAAAATCTTTATGCAAACACAACAGGATCACAAAATACTGCGGTGGGTCGTTTAGCCTTAGATGCTAACACTACAGCATCTGGTAATACTGCATTAGGTAATGCTTCCTTAACTGCTAACACAACTGGTGTTAACAATGTAGGTACAGGAGCTTATACTTTACAAGATAACACTACAGGTTCATATAATACTGCTAGTGGTAATAACGCTTTAAAAGCTAATACTACAGCTAGTTATAACTCTGCTTTTGGTAATAATGCTTTAATTGAGAACACAACTGGAGCTAGTAACACTGCTATAGGTCATTCGGCTTTACAAGACAATACAACTGGATCACAAAATTGTGCTTTTGGAAGTGAAGCTTTAGATGCTCTCACAACAAATAGCCAATGTAATGCTTTTGGTACGATGGCATTAACCAGTTACACATCAGCAAGTGGAAAATGTAATGCGTTTGGACAACAGGCTTTACAGGACTGCACAACAGGTTATTCAAATAGTGCTTTTGGACATGATGTTTTAAGAGAACTAATTGATGCTAATAATAACACTGCGATGGGTCATGGGGCTGCTCAAAATTCAAATGCAGATAATAATACTGCGTTTGGTTCTCAGGCTTTAACATTAGCTACAACTGGAGCTAATAACACAGCAGTAGGTGCTTTTGCTTTAGATCATGCCACTACAAGTAAATGGAATACCGCAGTCGGCTATGGCGCATTAACTGCTGCCACTACTGGTGATGGAAGTAACGTAGCTGTTGGTTTTAATGCTGGTGATTTTATAACTACTGGTACTGGCAATGTAATAATTGGTAAAAATTCAGATCCAAATAACAGTGCAGCAACAAATCAATATGTATTTGGAACTGGCTTAGTAGGTAAAGGTGATAATACTGCTTTTATAGGTGGATCAAGTGGAGCTTACCAAGAAGACAATAACTCAAGCTGGACTACAACTTCAGATCAACGTATCAAAAAAAATATTGTAAATAATAACACTGGATTAGCAATTATAGATCAAGTACAAGTAAAGAACTATGAGTATAAAACAGAAGATGAAATAAAAGCAGACAGTCCAGAATTAACAGATGTAGCTAAATCTGCTGTTGTAAATAAAACTGGTACTCAATTAGGAGTTATTGCTCAAGAATTAGAAACTGTTTTAGGAAGTGCTGTTACTACAAATTCTGATGGTATCAAAACATTGCAAACTGACGAGCTATTTTGGCATATGTTAAATGCAATAAAGGAATTATCCGCAAAAGTCACTGCCCTTGAATTAGGGTAGACTGTAAACAATTACTATTTAAATCAAATGGAAGAAAGAACAACCGATGAAGTAGCAGCTATCTTTTCTGCTGCTGGAGATAGTGTTACTGTAATTAACACTGCTAAAGGATCAGATGAAACTGATGATGAATATAAAGCTAAGGTCAAGCGTAATGTAGAACACCTTGAAATTATTAAGGCTTACAAAAAACTTGATGAAACAACATCTATTTGGACAAGTGAAGATTTCACTGCAATCGACAAAGCTGTTGTTGATGGTAAAAAAGTTTATTCTTAGGTATCATTAGTTCAATTATCTAAAATTTATGTCAAAGTTATCTGAAAGATGCGAACAACGCAAAGCAGAAGCGGAAGCTCT